ACGCGCAGGCGTGATGGAGCGAGGCTTGGATGCGGTTGAGAAGGAAGCGATTGAAAACGGGTACGCGCCGAACGATATGTGCTGGTTCGATCTCGGCGTTCGTGTTGACGATCGACGCGCGGTCGCGGTGATGAATCCGTCTGACGTTGAATATGTGGCGACGCAGCTGTCGAAAGAACTTGATGACGGTGTGGTCGTGTACTCGGCAGCGGACATCGTGCTGATGGCGCAAGAACATCAATCGCTGTTGCACCATTTGAAACAACGCGCAGGCGCGTATACTACTTCTGTGAACAATGGGAAAGTCGAGGAGACTTCGTGGTAGATAACGTAATAGGGATAAACGGGAAGCCTTTTGATGCGAGAGACTTTGATGAAGAGAACCGAAAAGCTGTTGAGAAGATGCTCTTTGATCTGGCTGACGATATCGATACGGGCGCTATTATTCCGCGCGGGTTTGCGCTTGCGCTTGTACAAGAGAGTGGCGAGCCTGTTTTCTGGTTTGGCGGAAAGGAGTCGGACATGTTCATGCTTTACGGGTCAATCGAAGCCATGCGCCAAACATTCTGGGAATCGGTAATTAAAGAGGGACAACACGATTATGGTGAGTAAGGTAGCAAAAGGGCAGACGGGCGAGAGGCTGCCGAAGAACTTAGAACGCCGCGAGCGATGGTTCGAGATGAGCGCTGATCCACTTGCTCTTGAAACAGAGATCACTGATTGCGTAGCGCAAGGTGAATCGTTGCACGCTTGGTGTAAGCGTAAAGACATGGCGTACAACACGGTTAACGATTGGATCGCTAGAGATGCTGCAAGGAAAGAACGCTATGAGCGTGCAAGACTTGCGAGAGCCGAATGGCACGTTGCGGATATCGAGGAGATGCTCACAGAGGTTAGGACAGGCGATCTTGATCCAGCCAGAGCAAGAGTCATTGCTGAAAACAAGCGTTGGATAGCGTCGCGTATGGACCCGCATTTGTGGGGAGAGAAAGTTCAGATCAACGCAGAGGTAAACATCGGACAGCGTTATCTAGAAGCGATCAAAGGCTTAACTCTCGAAGGTGAGTACAAAGAGGTAAATGATGCTTAAACCCAAGGAATCACACACCGACGGATATACGCGCACGCGAGAGATCGTCGATCATCGAGACGTTTTCGTGACCGGCAGCGTTTTGACGATTTAACATAATGATAGTTATGCGCCGAAGTAAGTTGGCAGGTATCGACGCTAAGTCGTTGATCTTGCAGACGTTTTGGTTTGCCTGTGGACAAGTCAAATTATTATCGTGGTCATCTGGTCAAAATTTGAACACGAAAAAACGGTCATCTGTGGATAAGTCCGCCGATCGACCCCCCCCGGTCGATTTATTTGACGGGCGGCGACGGTGGCAGGTAAACACAGATCGACGGACACCCCCCGTACCCCACAAGGAGTTATATGAGCGACGCCCAAAAATCTGAAAATCCATTCGTCGACTTCATCAAGAAGTACAGAACCGACCCAGTTCTCTTTGTCCGCGAAGTCTTCAAAGCCGAGCCTGACGAGTGGCAGTCTCAGTTCCTTGAGGCGATACGCGATAACAACCGACGCATATCCGTCCGCTCGGGTCACGGTGTGGGCAAATCCACTGCTGCATCATGGGCGATGCTCTGGTATCTGCTGACGCGCTATCCCGTTAAGGTCGTCGTCACGGCCCCAACGTCTAGCCAGCTATTTGACGCCTTGTTTGCTGAGATTAAGCGTTGGGTGAAAGAGATGCCGAAAGCGCTGCAAGAGTTGCTTGAGGTGAAGTCTGATCGGATTGAGTTACGACCGTCCCCTACCGAGGCGTTTATTTCAGCCAGAACGTCACGCGCCGAACAGCCTGAAGCCTTGCAGGGTATCCACTCAGATCACGTCATGCTGGTTGCCGACGAAGCATCCGGTGTTCCTGAAGCCGTTTTTGAAGCAGCAGCCGGTTCTATGTCTGGGCATGAGGCGGTGACCATTTTGCTCGGGAACCCAGTTCGCGGGACAGGGTACTTCTATGAGACGCACAATCGCTTGCGCGATGAGTGGTTCACGCTGCATGTGAACTGCGAGAAGAGTAAGCGCGTCTCCAAGGAGTTCGTCCGCGAGATGGCAATTAAGTACGGAGAAGAGAGCAACGCGTACCGTGTTCGTGTTCTGGGCGAGTTCCCGATGGCGGATGACGACACCATGATTCCGTTTTCCGTTGTTGAGCAAGCGATGACCCGTGATATCGAAGTCGATCAGTTCTCGACGATGACCTATGGCGTTGACGTCGCGCGCTTCGGTTCCGATAAATCCGCCTTAGCGAAGAAGAAGGGCAACGTCATCACCGAGGTGAAGAAGTGGCGTGGGATGGATTTGATGCAGCTGGTCGGTGCGATCAAGAGCGAATACGACGCGGAAGAGATGCACGATCGCCCGCTGTCGATTTATGTGGACTCGATTGGTCTTGGATCGGGTGTCGTCGATCGACTGCGCGAACTCGGTCTCCCGGCTGTCGGGATTAACGTCTCCGAGACCCCAGCGATGAAGTCGTCGTATGTGAATCTGCGTGCGGAGTTGTGGGGGAAGATGAAGCATTGGCTCGAACAGCGGAACTGCGCGATCCCGAAGGACGATGATTTGTTGTCCGATTTGACGGCTCCGCGTTATAGTTTCAACAGTTCTGGACGCTTACGCGTCGAATCGAAGGACGAGATGAAGAAGCGCGGTCTCGCATCGCCCGACATGGCGGATGCGTGTATACTGACATTGGCTGGTGATGCAGCTGTTGGAATTTACGGTTCTGCGTCGGGATCGACGTGGACGAAGCCACTAAGACGATTGCTTAAGGGAGTTGTTTAGATGCCGAATGTAGCAGGAAAGAAATATCCGTACACCAAGGCTGGCATGGCCGCCGCTAAGAAGGCGAAAGACAAGCAGAAGAAGATGGTCGCCAAGCGTTCATCGAAGAAAGGTAAGAAGTAGTGGCTGGCGGTCTTTACGCGAACATCCACGCAAAACGCAAGCGAATTAAAGCGGGAGCGAAAGAGCGCATGGCGCGTCCCGGCGAAGCGGGCTATCCGTCTTCAAAGGCGTTTAAGGCGGCTGCGAAGACAGTGAAGAAAAAGCCAAAGGCGAAGAAGTAGTGGCTAAACCGGCGAAAGGTAAAGCGAAGGTCAAAGTGACCTCAACAGGCAAACGCGTGTCATACGGCGCGAAGGGTGCGAAAGTTGCTCCGGGTACGCCAAAGGGTGACGCTTACTGCGCGAGAAGCTACGCGCAGATGAAGCAATACCCGAAAGCCGCGAAAGACCCTAATTCTCCACTGCGCCTGTCGCGTAAGCGTTGGGCGTGTTCAGGCAAAAAGAGTGTGAAGAGATGAGTTTGCTATCACTTCCTAGTCAGGCAAAACAGGCCGCCATGAACCTCTTAGGGTTTGACCCCGATCGGAGATACTTTCACGGATCAACTCACGACATCACCGAGTTTTCAAAGGACATGGCTAGCCCAGAAGGTCATTTTGGCGCAGGTTTTTATTTTTCGTCATCCCCAGAAGATGTTGCCTCTTACTACGCAACCGTACCCAATCCAGACCTAAGTGCGAAAGTAAGTAGAAGGGCAGAGGAACTTGCTTCAGAAAGAGATGTTGATTACGAGGATGTTCTGGACGAGGCGTATAAAGAGATTGCAGGAGAGTCGCAGGGAACAACCTATCCAATACGTTTGCGTACGCAAAACACGTTTGATATTTCCCAAGATGGCGACACGTTTCTCGAATACCGAGGACCAGAACTCGACCCAGAGGACTATCGCGACGAAGCGATGAACGATATTTTCGAGTCTGATTACGATTCTGTTAATGACTACGAAGAAGCGTTGCGCGAAAGAATGAATGATTTGGCGATTGAGGATTCGTATAATTTTGAACCGGAAGGGCCGCTTGTAGACTTCATCGACTCAATTCGCAGAAACGAGTTTGTCGATCAAGATCAAGCAGAGGAGTTGATCGCTAAAATACAAGAAGAAGCAATAGATGGTGGAATAGACGCCAAGCGTTTGGATAAAATCTTTCGCGACACGCCTTTATACGCTGAAGACGATATGGGTCGTCTAGTGGATAACGAGGTGTATCGCCAAGCGATTGAGGATGCCGGATTTGATAGCATTGTCCACGATGCGAATATCTTCAAAGGCATGGAGCGCACCCCGGAAGGGACAAAGCATACGATTGTTTTTGAACCGAATCAGATTCGCTCAGAATACGCTGAATACAACCCAGATAACGCTGACAGTGGGAATATATTGGCAAGCGCACTTGGCTATGGAGCTACTGGACTGTTGGGTGCATCTGCGCTTATGTCGCCAGAAGCAGAAGCGGGAGCCGCTACGCAGTTTATCCGGTTGCTGGAAGCAGGCTACCCAGAATCAACAGCGCGAAAGATAATGTCGGGCGAACTGCCGATGGACGAAGCTTCACGCATCAACCGAGCGCGTGAACAGGGTAAAGATATCGATAGGAACCTTATCCATCGATCACCAGTTGAAGGAATATTGGAGTTTGAGAGTTCTAAGTCAGGACGTATGGGTCCGGCTGTTTACGCGACTCCGCTAGATGACTACGGTCTTTCGTTTGGGGGAAACCAGTACAACCTAGTTGCGGAGAACATACCGGCGACTAATCGTCAAAGACTGGAGTTAGTAGAAACCCTTTCTCGGAATCTACTTGATCAAGGAGTTGACCCTAGGGTTGCTTATCAGCAAGCCCAAGTTGAGGCGAACGACATACTGCGCTCTCAAGGGTACACGACGGTAGAAATGACCGATAGAAGAGGTCGAGTAACCGAGGTTGCGATACTCGATCCAACAAATATCCGCGACAGGGATAGAGCGGCGTTTGATCCAGATCAAGTCAACAACCCCAATATATTAGCAACCCCCGCCCCAGTCGGAGCGGTTGGAGGCTTACTCGCATCAGAAGCCGCTACCCCAGAGGGTCAGCTGAACCCGTTGCTCGCCGTACCAGCTGAAGTCGGCTCCGCGTTAAATGAAGCAGTTGTCGGTACGCTAGATTTTCTTGGTCCAGATACGATTAACGCAATATCAGAGTTAATCGGTTCAGAGTATCGTATGCCACGATTGTCTGATCAAGAACTGGTTAGGTTGTATACTCAGGGCGGATACATGGACGAAGGGTACGGACGAGATGCAATCCGTACTGCAACCGGACTCCTTTCACCACTTTAAGGTAAAAAGATGGAAGCAAAAACATCACCAATTGATCAAG